TACCCCAGAAGAATTTACGACAAGACCCTCCCTATCTTCTGCGTTAAGAGCAACGCTACCAGTATTAGAAGCTAACAATGCAAAAAAATAGCTGTCACCGCTAGCCCCCCCGGCACTAAGTGTAGTAAGTTTACTAATAAAACTCATTTAAATACCCCTATCCAGCCGCGTCGATTGCTAATGCGCCATACCAATTTGTACCGCCATCAACTGTAGTAAAAACAAGCACGTCAGTCTCTCCGCTTGCCGGGGCGTCGGGCGCTGTACCGCCAGCAAAGTCCACAGTGTTTGGGTATGTGATGGTGTGCGTGCCGCCAGCGGTAAGTTTTAACATAAAACCGTAAGCGGTGCCGGTGGCCGGGGGGTTACTAAATACAAACGTAGTATTTTGACCAGTAGTGAGAGCAAACACATTTCCTGTCTCACAATCAACAGTCACACTAGAGGCGGCTGAAAGACTAACGTAGGTTTCGTTGTATGATTTTGCTTTTAATTCTTCGGCTAAGGTCACGTCGCCGTTAGTATCTGCCGTGACTACTGCGCTTGCATTAGACGTTCCCAAGGCGTTTGGCAGCGCCACCTCATACGTTGCGCTCGCGCTGTGCGGTGGGCTTGCGAGTGTCACGCCGTGCGAATTATTCTCACAATTTAAAACAATCTTAGCTGAGTTTGTGTTACCTCGAATAACAACCTTACCAGTGCCGTTTGGCGCTAAGTCAAGATTTGCATTTGACGTTGTCACCAGATCAAAGCCGTTAGTGCTCAGATTTGCTGCGAGGCCAGTGCTTAGATTTAGCGTCGTGCCAACAACCGTCGTGAACGCGCCAGTGCTTGCGGAGTTTGCGCCGATGGGCGTGCCGTCAATCGCGCCACTGTTTATGTCTATGCCAGTGACCGGGGTTGTGCCATCAAAAAGGTCGTCGGTCTTATCCCAATTTTCATTTAAATAACCCCCCCAGGCATCAGCATCTCCAGATACGGTGGGTTTTTTAAAGCTGTAAGTCGTTGTGTTAGCTGGCATAAATTTACTCCTCAGTTACGTTTTTGCACGCACTTAATTCCTAACGATGTAAGGGAGACAAGCGCGTTGCTCGTTGGCAAAACTATCGCACATTTTGGCTGATGTTCCAAAATTCTATGCGGCCCGTGAAAAGGTGACTGGCGTCCAAATCTCTGACGTCGGCGGAACTGGCTCCCATTTTTCTCGGGCGCTTGTTGCTATTGTTAAAGCAATTGTTGAAGTGGAAGAAGCTAAGCGGCGGCGCTGGACGGCGGTGGTAATATTTAAGCCAAGCGCCAGGCTTGCTGCCCCGACAACGGTAAAAACACTTGACGTGGTTATAGTTGCAGTTGCGCTGATTGCAGCCGTAACGTTTCGTGTCCTGGCCGCCGATACCGACATGGATGCGGCAATTGCGATTGTTGCCGTGCCTTCCTCAGTGCTATTATTCTGTCCGTATATGCTTGAGCCATACGTCCGCAACCCGTACCCGGGACGATAGCCCTCAGTTTCCACATATTCTTCAGCGACGCTGACAGTCGCGCTTTGCAGCGCAATTGTTGCGCTGGCGTCTTTAACAATATCGTCAGTGACCGCTGAGGTTAAACTAGTGGTTATTGTCGCGCTTGCGTTGTTAACAGTTACAGCCGAACAAGCCACACTGAGCGTGGGAGCTACCGTTGCGGCGGCGTCTATTGCCCCAGTAACACCATAAAGCTCAGTGCCATACGCGTCGGCACCATAGGAAGCGCGGTAAGCCATTAGTCTAGCGTAATATCTAAATCACCAGCCGGGACGCGGAACACGTCGCCCGTTGAGATTGCCTTACTAGCAGACAACGCGCTGTACGCTATTAATGTGCCGCTAGTGCTCGCGGTAAATACGCCAATATGAGTGACGGTGCCGAAACTTGCGGTGGCTGTCGGAAACTCCACGGCTGCCGAATTTGTTGCCAGATTGCCAGACACGGTAAATGCAACGGTTTGCCTGGCGTAGGCAGTTCCAGAGGCTGAAACCTCAGTGCCTGACGCATCCTCGGCCGGATTGCTCGTAAATAGCGCGATGTACCAAGCAGTCGGCCTGGTAACGCTGGTTGCAGTGAAAACGTAATTTAATACGTGTGTTTCGAAAGTGTTGGAAAAACTCATGGTTAGTACGCCTTTATTTTGATGCGACGGCCACTGCCGCCATACTTGGTTGCTTCGCTTTCGCCGTTAATGCTGGCGATTGTTTGCGCGTAGAGGGAGCCCCACACCTGGAGACGCGCATCATCCTTGAGGTATGGAGAACTGTGGATCAGGCTGCCGTAAAGGTAGGCATCCGGGAAATAGGTTAAAATGTCGTTTGTGGTGTTACTGTCGGACAGCGCCGTGATGCGCTTGTAGTAGTACAGCTCGCTGTTGTACGTGCCGTCCGGGGTAGGGTACACCTCAAGCTCACCGGCAGTGATTGCGTAAAAACCCGGCACCCCAGAGGTGTCTGATGTTTGACTGCGTCGCTTCAACATTTCGGCTTGGCTCAGTAGCTCCAGCGGTTTGACGCCGTTGCTTTGAATATGAAAGGTGATCACCTCCATAAAGTCAGCCGGGAGGGCGCTGTATTGCGTGTCAATTTGAGCCGTGGATCGACCCTCGTTGCGCCAATGCTTGACCTTACGGTTCATGTCAGCCTCAGCCAACTTAATAAAATCAGGCACGGCGCTGGTCAGGTCATCCCGGTTGAGAAAATCAGCAATCGATGTTTTTAATTCTGCGTAAGTTCCTACTGCCATTACTTACCCTCTAAATATTTTTCTATTTGCCGCATGAGTGCGTTTTGCGGTGGGTTGTTTGTCGGCACGGGACGCATGAAGTCATCCAGGGCAAACATGCCACGCTCCACAGCTCTGCCAGCCCGACCAACTGTACTTGGCACGCGCTTCACTGCGTTAAATATTGGTTTGGCAAATGGGGCCATCGTCAGCGCCGCGTCGCCCAACCCCAGCGCAACAAGCCCGGAGTTTTTAGCCATGTCCATGCGGTCACCCTCTCGGTAGCCGTCAGGTATATTTTTGCCGGCCTGGTACGCATCCTCCAAGCCCATCGCAGTGCCGACGCCCGGCGTGAAGTTTGCCGTATTGACCGCGTGCCGCGCAATGTTGGGGTTGCCAGTCTTTTTAAACACAAAGTCAAAAATAGACGCGTTCATGCGGTTGTCGGTGTTTCGGTTGTCCATTGCCTTTTGCAGCTCTTCCGCGCTGTAGACGTAGTCTCCGGCGTTGTGGTAAGCCCTCCCGGTGTACGGGTCCATCGTCAGGCCGCCGTACTGCGTTTCAAACGCCTCGCCGTCGCGCCCAATGGTGGCGTCAAAGTTTTTGCGGATGCTTTTCTCGTTCTGCACTTGCTTCAAGCCAGAAACCTTGTTGCGTATGCGTTCCTCCGGGCTCATTGGTTAGCCTCCAGGTATTGCATCAGTTCATTTTGCATTGGGTTTGCTTGCGCCTGGTTGTTGCCAGCTAAGCCCATGACGCCCAGCGGAGCCGCGACTGGAGCCGCCAGCAAGCCCTTGTTCATAACAAAATCAAATAGAACTTGCTCGCGTGTTTGGCCTCTTTTCGCGGCTTGTATGTCCGCCCGGTCACGTACCGCACCCATAAACGTGGTTTGGCTGGTAGGATCGACGCCAGTCTTACGAGCCGCGCCCATCCACAGCGCCGCCTGGACTTGCGGACCCGTCAAGCCGAGCTCGTTGCCCAGCTCGAACATAAAGTCTTCCATCGCGCCGTATTCGTTGTTGTTTGGCTTTTGGCTCCACACGCCAGGATTATCTGCAATTGCATCCATAGGCACGACGCCGTCTTTAACCGCCTTCTTTGGATTAAAACCAAGCTTGCCATTTTTATTCATTTTAAAATATTTTTTTGACTTAGGGTAAGCGCCCATAATCTTATCTGCAAACTCTTGCCCGACCTCAGTCCCGGCGACGCTCAACCAGTCAGCATCCATCGACGCCATGCCGAAATATCGCGTGAAATGCAGATCGGCGGCTATATTCTTTTCTGAGCCCTTCAGTGATTGACCAAACCCTTTTGGTTTGGGGTTTTCCACCATAGATGAGGAGGAGGGGGCTACTCCTGGCTCAGGCATTGCGTTAAATTTGCCTTGTGTCTGCTTCGCGGCAATTAATTCTTGCAGTCCGGCGGTCTTGTGGCCGTAACCTTTTTTTCTACTTTTCGCTAACTTACGCCCGTCGTCAATATTTTCTATATTTTGCAGCTCCTCCATGTACGTCCTGTTGCTGCCTGGCACGATTTCATTTTGGTACATGCGTTGACGCACGGCAGACGCGTTGCCAATATTTGGCGGCACCTTAGATCCGGGAGACGTCGCGCCAACCAGGTCAAGATACTCGGCCCACTGCCGCATCCCTTCCTCTTCGCCGTGGCCCATAATAAACCAGTCGCGCAGCTCCTCGGTGTTGTACCAATCCTCGCCAACCTCAAGCCCGGCGTCGATGCTCTCAAGCATGTCCTGGCGCATGGGGTTGTTTGGGTCGCGCAGCGCAGTCAAAGATTTCTGCAACCGCTCAGGCAGTTTGGCTGGGTTGTAACGCATAAAAGTAAAATCAGTTCTATTAGGCGCGACGCCGCGATACCGAGGGTCAGACCCGGGCGGCTTCTTCAGCATGTCCAGCAACCCGACGGCGCTGTCTAGCGTATCACCTAACTTGCCCATCTATTTCTTCACACTCCGTTTGCCTGAGCATCCCCAGGATTTTCTACGCACCTTCACCTTTGGCGTGCGCTTCTGCGATACAGTCCTGGCGCAGTAGGCGTTGCCTCGTTTAGTCCCGGGAGACGACACGCGCTTTCGTGTTTTGCCGTCGCCGTCCTTGTACGTCGTCCCATCCCCAAACTTTTTGCTGGCTGGCGTTTTCTTACGGCTGGCTGGCATATTACTTTTTCTTCGCGGTCTTGGCGCTTTGCTTGAAAGCTTTGGCCGTGGGCGCACCCTTGCTGCCTACCTTGCGCATTTTCTCTGGTTTTTTACCCTCAGCCTTTTGCCTCTTAATTCTGCGACGTTTAGCGTGAATATTTGAGTATAGGCCGGGTTTCTTTGCCATTACTTTTTCTTTCCACCCTTTTTCTTACCGCCTTTATGTCCATAACCTGGCATAACAAATCTCCTCTATCTCATTCGTTGTAGTAATTCTAAAATCCCGGAGCGGCTCTGGCCTTGCCCGGGCATACGCCGTCGCATCATGTCCATGTCACGTTGCGAAACGCTCCCGGTGCCCGGCTGCATTTGCGGCATGCGGTTCATCATCTCGCCTTGTGAAATGCTGCCCATGCCTGGCCCTGGGCTCATGTCCATCATGCGCCGCCTAATTTCCATGAGCTGATCCATTGTCATGCCAGGCGGTAGCTGGGACGGCATTTCCGCTGGTGACGGTAACCCGTCTTGCCTTGGCATTTGTTGCGGCATTTCCGCTGGTGGAGGCATGCCGTTATCAGGCTGCATTTGTTGCGGCATGGTTGCCGGGGTAAGCAGTGAGCCTAACACGCCCTCCACGTCCGTGCCGTTAGCCTCCAGCGCGTTAATAATTTGCATAAGTCTATTTATGTCGGCCATGAAGCCCTCCGCTAAAATGTTGCCTTCACTTTAGCACAGAGGTTTGTCAGCCCCAAAAATTCACGCAATTCCTTGCAAGTTTCGACGCAGCTCACCGCGAAAGCTTTTGAACGACCCGGACTGCGCGGTAATTGCGTCTGAGGCCATGCTGAGGCACAACGCGTCCGCCAGGTCAGGCGAACCCAAGCCACGCTTGCGCATTTCGTCTTTGCTTTCTGCTTTCATCTTGCCCGACGACGTAAAGCTGTACCTGATCGACGTGAGCTCGGATATGAGCTGGTCATCCTTGGGTAGCTTGCAAGATCGATCCTCCAGCCAGGCTTTCGCCTTGAACCAAAGCTCGGAGCGTAAGTTCATGTACGTGTCGCCCATGCTGGGGCTCTCGGAGACGTTGATGCCTCTAACCGGCAAGTCTAGCTCACGCAACCGATCAACAACGCCGGAGCCAATGCCAATGCTGTCGACCAGGATCTCTGTGGGCTGCCTGGACGGGCTCAGGGCTTCGTATTCGGCGACGACCCTCCCGGTGGTCTGCATGAGGTCCAAACCCCTCCAGGAGCGCAGCTCAGTGACTACCGGGCCTTGCCTCTTACACAACGCCGTCGCGTCCGAGCCGAACCTGGCGACGTCCAACGACCAAATGACGTCGGTGTCCTCCGCGACCTCTATGTCTCGGTTCTGGGCTGCCTCCACCAAGTGATACGGAATAATCGTGTCGTCGTCGGTCAACGGAAAGTCACCCAAGACGCGCACGCGGTAGGCGCTGCTCGTCTCGCCGTAGCGCAAACGCATCTCGTCGATGAACTCTTGCGCAACTAACGGGCTGTCCTGGCAGCTCCACTGACGGGTCCACCAGCTAGATTTCATTCTGTTGTGGCTCTCAAAAAACGTGCCGCTAGAACGGGTGGGGTTGCTCAACATCAGTGTCGTGGCGTTGTGGCCCGACATACTGCCGGCGGCAGCCTCAAAGACCTTCTCAGGCACGCCCGACGCCTCGTCGATACACAAAAGAACATTCTCACTGTGAACCCCGGCCAAAGCCTCCGGCGTCTCTGCCCTCGCGGTCCTCAATGAAATAAACGCCTCCGCCGGGGCCGCGACGAGCTCCACACGATCTGCCTTCACGTTGAGTAACTCTTGCAGCTCCTTGGGCAGCTCGCCGATCCACCGCTTTAATTCGGCAAACATCGCGTCAAACAACTGGCTACTGGTGGGGGCCGTCACGACGACTTTGCACGGGTAACGCAAAAGCAAATACCACAGCATCGCCCACGACGCCGTTGTTGATTTCCCACTGCCGTGACCCGAGCGAATGGAAATTTTTCTAGTAGGGCTGGCAACCTCACGCAAAAATTCAGCCTGGTAGTCGAACGGGGTCGCGCCGAGCATTTCTTGCACGAAGCGCACCGGGTCGTCGCTGTACGCCTCAATAAATTGCTCCATAAAATTATTCTTCATGGTCGATCACTTTCGGCTCAGGTTTAATTGTTTTCATTTTTTTGAGGGCGTCCAAATGCATGTCGCCCAGGTTGACCGTGATTTGCGTCTGGCCCTTGCTTGAGCCGTAGCGTTTCTGGTTCCACGCCTCCGCGATAAATCGGTGATGCTGCACTTCCTCCCTGGCAATGGAAACATCCAGGACGCTGAGCTGCGCAGTCTTGCTGCCGGGCCCGGCGTTGGCTCGCTCCTCCTTGCGCTCGTTGCGTAGCTTGCGCATAATTTCAAACCCCATCTCGGCGTGCGCGTCGGCCGCTTCCTCCCGGACTTGCTCAAGCGCGTCGTTGTATTCCGGGTGCTTCTGCAAAATGCGGTGCAAGTAGCCACGGTTTAAATTTAGCTCCTTGGCAAGCTGCGTGATGGTGCCGCCAGAAAGTAAAAATTCAGTCAGGTATTGCACGCCGCCGTTTTTCTCAATCGCCGCTAGAGCTGCGCGTTTCTTAGGTTGTCCAGCCATGTCGCCTCCGTTTGTTAAAGTTTAGCAAATGCTGCGCTGATAGGCCAAAAATAGGCGCAGACTGCGTGTGGGGTAGGACAAGCACACCCCCGGCGAGGCCGAGGCCGGGGGGGGGTTATTGCTGACTTACTACACAACATCTTGTGTTTTACTCCCGGACATAATGGTCGAGCATTTGTCACACACGCTAAAACCCCATATTTATATAGCTTAAACGCGCTTTTGCTAATTCGCATAATTAACATTATGTTAACACTTTTGCGTTTGAGGCTCGCGTGCGCGTGCGAGAGTGTCGCCGGTGTGTCTCAGCCACCACATGAAGAACAGAAGGGAAAAGGCGACGCCTGGTACAAATCTGGGAGGAATACCAAGCGCCGCAAGTTGGAGCATTAATCGGAGAAACCAATGCATCCGATCTGAATTTAAGCAAAGCCGACCTAAACCCAGACAGGCAAACATAGACAAAACTATGCACCCCCAACTTACCTGATTTACTTACCACTATCAAAATCCCGTGTGTTATCATTGGCAAGCTTATACGCGATCACCAGGTAGTTGATCTGATCCAGCAAGCTATCCTCGTGGTAGCCATTCTCATCCATCCTGGCACCCTTCAGTTCAGCCAACAGCCTGGCCGCGTCGAACGCCGTTAAGCTTTGACCTGGCGCGAGCTTACCCTTGAGCACTGCCGTAAACCTCCGAGCGATATTGTCGTGCAGCGGCTTGGCGTCGCCGTACTGCTTCTCACGCTTTGTTAAAATATCCTGGGCTTTCTTCAGTATCTGTTTGTAGTTCATCCTTTGTCCTTGCCTTGTACTTGGCGTATCCCTTGTCGCTAATGACCTTCACGTAGTGTCGATCTATTAAGCTCATCAGTGTCTGCCTTGTTGTCGTTACATCCTCATCCATAGCTCCGGCTAAATCCTCAGCCGCCATTATCCCTTGCTCCCTCATAAACGTCAGGAAGTGCAGCTCGTACTTTGTCAGTGGCTCCCTCCAAACTCTGCGTCTCTTGTCGTCAGGCAGCGCGGCCCTCAGTCCCAGCTCCGCTCGCTCTCTCTCAAACTCCATCATCTTCCGGCGGAGCTTGTCTTCATCCATGCCTGAGCTCCCACAGTCGCATTCGTATGGCTGCCTTTTGCCAGGGCGACCATCTCTTCAACCTCGGAGCCTGGAGATGCTTCCTCCTGTTAGCCACCGCCTCTAGTTCCTCCACAGTGGTAATCTCTTGGAGAACCCTGGCGAATTCCTTCTCCGTCATCTGCGCGTAATCCTTGGACCGCCAGCTCAACTGTCTCAGCCTTCCAGTCTCACTCATTGCCAGCCCCACCAACGCAAATCCCAGCAAGCTTTACCCCCGTACCATTCTTCCTAAAGAAGAATGGTACGTATGGTACGCTAAGTCTTGCCCCGTACCACTGAGCGTACCAAGGCGTACCAAAGCGTACCAAACGTAAAACTTTATATAATATTATCAGCAACTTACATTTAATCATTTTTGGTACGGTGTTGGTACACCCCCTATAATTTGTGCTTTGAGCGTACCAGCCAGAAAACGCCCTCATTTTTAGCCATTTCGCCCTTACTTATGAGCCCCTCAATGGCACGCTGATACGCTTGCCTTTTGTTGGCTGCCGTCGCCTTTCCGTAGAAGTGGTTCTTCAGTTCTTCCTCATCGATGGCCCAGCGCGTCCCAGTCTCCGGGAATCCCGTGCCGCCTTTATTCGGCCCTCCGACATGCTCGCCCTGGAGCTGCGTGAAGCAATTGAGAATAGTCGTCTCGTTCTTAGTTAATTTGACGGTAGCCTCACTGACGCGCTCCTCATCGGCTGGGAGCAAGTAGCAGCTCGTCACCGGGTCGCCATCCTCGTCGCAGCCCAGCTCAACGACCCTCAGCTCAAACGCGAACTGCTTGCCGCTTTCTATGTCTCTCTGCTTGGTTGCCTTTGCGAAGCGCAGCCCGGCGTCCTCATCGACAGTCAGCTCTATTTCTGTGTCTGTGGCGGCCCTGAGTGAACTGTGGCCCCTGGCTCCGTTGTCTGCCTTGCCTGAGTGATGCACAATGGCAATGGTAGCGCCTGAGTGTTCCCTGAGATGGTCGCAATGCTGTATGATGGCCGTCATCGTCTCCGGCGCGTTCTCGTTACCCCCGGCAATGGATCTGGAAAGTGTGTCGATTACGAGTAGCTCAATGTCGCCGTGCTTTTCTTTGACCAGGCTAAGGAGCGCCAGCAACCTCGGCATGTCGGCCTCCGGGTCCAGCAAGTTGACTGGGCAAGGCCGTATCGCCAGCGGCACGTCTTCATCCTGGTAGTGATCCTGGATAGCCCTGGCGCGATTGACGTATCCGTTGCCGCCCTCCGCCGCGAGGTAGACCACGACGCCCTGGTTGACCTTTGTGCCGTGCCAGGGACGCCCGGCCGCGACGTGGTACGCCATGTCGAGCATCATAAAGCTCTTGCCGGTATTCGACTGACCGTAAAGCACCGCCATTTGTTGACGCCCCAGCCAGCCCTTTATGAGATAGTTTGAGCGGAGCACCGGCTTTGTGTCGTTAATCCACACCAGCTCATCCAGGAGGCTCGTTGGGCTCGTCAGGTTGCTCAGCCCAGTTTTAACTGATTGCAACCCCTGGGAGACGTGCACGTCGTTCCAGTCGGTGTCTGGCAATGCCGGAGCCGTCCAGGGTAGGCCAGTCTTTTTGGCTGCCTCTTGCCCTCCGTTATTTGCGTCGTTGTCTGCCGCGATCCGTAAGTCGATGCTCGGCCACTGCGAGTGCAGCGCGTCCACCACCGTTTGTATGTTGTTTTTATCCAGCGCAAAAATTACCGGCAGCTCAGATCCGAGCGCCTCCCAGCAACTGACCGACGTGGCCCAGCCCTCCGCGAGCCAGACCGTGCCTGGATTGTCCGGGTTGAGCTTACCGACGACGCCAAATACGCCGTCCTTCTTGTTAAGCCCCGGGTTAAATCTTTTGTCTCCGTTTGGTGAAATCCGTTGCTGGCCCACTTGCTTACGCTCAGTGTTAAACAACGGGACCACCACGTCAGCGCCCTCCAGGACGGCACCCACGAGCTTGACGCCCTTGCGCTCATGGTAAGGCGTGTAAGGGTCGAACTGTGGCTCAGGAGCTGGCTGGGGCTCCGGCTTGGGCAACGGCACGATGTTTTGAAAGTCTGACGCCGTGACGCGTGCGTTTACCGTTTTTACGGCGCTGACCCGGACCGGCCAGACCCCGTCGTGCTCCAGCTCAGCGACAATGGCGTTAAAGTCGTTGCATTGCCGGCACTGAAATTTGACGAGGCCGTCCTTCTCATTGATCCAAAACCTGGTGGAGGGCCAGTCGTTATGTCCGCAACTCGGACACGCCCCGTGATGCTCGCCCTTTGGGCCTTCACGGAGGTCGTACCGAGTGATGATCTTGTCTGACCACTCCGACCAGAATGCTTGGGGAAAGTCAGGCATTTAAGCCCAACTCTCGCTCCGTCCAACCAGTTATACTCAAAGCTCTGCCATTGAGCCTGGCGCTTTGCATTGGTTGCATTTTTATAAATTTTTCTAGCCCGGAGTTAAACAAGCGGCGTCGAAAATCTAATGAGACGCGTAGCTCGTTATGCTGATGCTTGATTAAGTATTCACGGACAAACACCATCGCGTCGTGCTCATATGTTTGCTGGCCGCTTTTCCAAACGTACAGCAAGTCATCTGCCCGGCTTTGTGGGTAACCCAAATGATTAATAATGTAATGCCCAGCGCCAATGGACGTCGCCATTTTGGGAAAAATTTTGATTGTCGCTGCCGTGCTGTCGATAATACCAGGGTGTATACCCAAAAGTTTTGCCATTTCGCTATGTGTCAGCGACTTTATTTTAGTTTGACCAAAAGCAAGATTTGCGAGCGTTTTGATCGTTGCCGCCACTGCCGTGGCGTTTTGCACTTCATCAATATACAACCGATCAGCAAAGCTACGCTTCTTTCCCGTGTCAATTGTGTGAATGACTTTGGGGCTCAACCCTCGGACCACAACAGTTACGAGATTTGTGTCGCACTCGGCGGCGGCCGTTAATCTATGCTGACCGTTTACCAAGTTGCCTTTATAATCAATGCCGATTGTTTCGCCGTTCACCTCCCATTTCCCGGCCATAATGTCTCGCTTATACTCCTCAACCTTGTGACGGTTAAGTTTGCGATTATTAATGTTACGGTTCAGCAAATCCCGACACATTTGTGGGGTAAGCGTCTCCGTATTTGCTATTACTTGTTCCATGTTTGTAACCTCCTCCAAAGTTAAAATGGAATTTCATCGTCCAGGTCATTAGACCCGGCGGTTGTCTGGCTTTCTTCTTTTTTGTCATCGGGTAGCCCAAACGGATCTAACGCCGGCGCAGCCTCTTGCGTTGCTGGTGCCGTGCCTCCACTACCCGGGGCGACCAGGTCACCGAAGCCGCTGTCATTGACCACCAGGTCAGCAAACATTTCCTTTTCTTTTTCTGGCTCCTTGCGCTCAGCCAAACGAACTACCATGACGCCGGTGGGGCGCAGTGAGATGCCGCACTTCTTGCCGTAGGTCCAGGCCGCGATCCTAAATGTGACGTGGATGATGCTGTTCATGGTAAGCTGGAAGTCGTCCGCCGCTTTCGTGCCGTCTTGCATAAACTGGCGCGGCTTGGTGCGAGGGTCGCTGTACGTCGGCATTTTAAATTTTGCCCGGTACACGCCGTCGTCCTTAACAAAAATATCGTCCAGCGATTTCACGACGCGGTCAGCCTCCAGGCCAGTCTCCGGGTCTTTCTTGCTGATGACCCACTGCTTGCCCTTGGTTTTCTCGTGCGAGTTAAACACCTCACGCATTTTGCCGGCGAGGTCTTTGGCTTGCTCCTCACTTATTAAGGCGCTCATCTCATACGCCCCCCTGGGGTCGGTAGCATCTACGGCGTCCCAACTGCCGGTAGCCTCATTTCGTGCGTATGGGCGGTCTATACGAGGCCACAAAGCCTCTACGTTTTCTAATCTGCAATCCATGTTTTTTCTCCTATATGTCTGCCAGATAATCGGGTAAATGTTGCACCGTGTACGTCCCCCAGCGGAGGTCATACTTTTTAGTTTCTTTAGCTTCAGCGATTTCCATGAGGGCTGCCTCGACGACGTTTGTGCCGTACTCGATGACCTCATCACTGAGAGCGTGAAAGTGAGCCGGGTAGGGGCTCTCCTTTTCGACTGTGAGGAAGCCCCAATGCTTGACTTCCCAGCCTAAAATTTTCGCACATAAAAGGTAGTGACTTGCCTGGATGTGGTACCCAAGTCGGAACAGCGCCTTTCCGAAGCCTCTGGGGCTGGCATCCTGACACGTCTTGACGTCTCCCATAACGCCAAGTTTCGCGCTGTATATGTCTGGACGGCACTTCAACAGAAGCCCGGACGGCTCATGCTTAACGAAGATAGACGCCTCGCAAATCTTGTCTTTCTCTTTAAGAAGCTTGCCGCAATGGCTGTCGTTCATCAGTCCGCCAACGATTTCGCCGTCGTCGGTCATCATGCCGTGGACCATATTCTTTACCATCTCATAATCTTTTCTGGGCAGTAAGACTTTGCCCTGGGCCTTGCAGAGCTCGTAGTGCTCCTTAAACGCCTTGGTGGCCCTGGTCTTTTCCTCACTGCAAACGACGTTCTTTTTGCCTGGTTCGAGAGCCTCCGAATGCGCGGACGTGCCCAGGTCTGCAACCAACTGACTAATCGACGTCTTTGCGTTCACCGCATGCATCGGGCTTTTCATCACCCAAGACTTTAAGAACGACGCGTTAATTGCTGTGGTTGCGTGATAATCTGTGTTTGTCATGTCGTGGTAAATGCCTGGCTTCATTGTAACGCCCTCCCGTAAGTAGCCATGAGTAGAGCCTCCGCCCGGTGCTCATCTTTTTTGCGTTTGAGTTGCTCGGAAAGCTGGGGGAATTGCTGTATCGCAAGCCTCCGGGCTCCATCCTTGTCTGCCGGTACGCCGATTGACTTTTTCCATGCTGCCGGGGTGACGACGCGATACTTAATATTGAGCACCGCCACGGTAGCTAAAATCATCCCGTAACCCATGCCAATTTTAAACGATGAGCTGACGCCCTGGCCTGGACGGGCTCCTTGCTTTTCAATGACTAACAGGTCAATCTTTATGTCTGTCAGGATGTTCTTTAGCTCGTGGGCGTTGAGCCCTCCCTCAGCGAATACTGGTAGGTCGTACACCTCGGCCCAGTCGCCCTTGAGAAGGCTCACACCGCCCGTCCTATACCCCGGATCTATTCCGCAATACGTCTGATCGTTCATTTTCCACCTCAAATTTCTGCTCAAGAATTCGCTCAGAGAAGCGCGTGACTGATCGTCCGTCGGCCTTTGCGCCCTCAATAAGCTTATTTTTTAAATTTTTATCTATTCGTAGGAATAGTGTAACTCGTTGATTTGCCATACAAATCTCACTTATCTCCATTTTTTCTTAAAAATAATAGTGTCTGGTACTTGTATAAGTGATAGCAGATTGCTATCTATATAACAGGAGACAGAAAACAGACAGCAAACAGACAGGAGAAAGACATGGCAAAAGCACCAAGCTTTAAATTTTATTTTAATTCGGAATATTTGGCTGCGTTTAAATTACCAGAAGATGCCTACTTATTGTGCACAAAATATGGTGAAGGTTCGACGATTAGGTATGGTCACAAGGCGAGCACGACAATCTATAAATATAAAGATGGAGATGACTATTCGTATGACCAAATACGTATTAAATTAGAGGAGGTCGCTTGATATGACTGACCTAACAAAAGACACCCTTTATATTCGCAACATCATTACTCAAGCGTTGGAGAGCTTTGACGGCACGCCATACGCCATGACAAAGCATGACAAAGCCAGAGCGCAAAAAGTGCTTGTCGTTAAAAAGCCAAACCGGGAGGGCGGCAACGTCAGTCGGGCAAATCATGATGTTATCAGCATTAACCTTGCGTACTGGCAGATTAAGAATGTCATCAGTGGCAAATACGAAAACGGTCACAAGTGCTATGAGCATAAAGTTTTAGACGGCCACGTCTATTGGAACGAGTATAAGCTGTTTGATGGCAACGAGCGTTGCGGCGGTATGTTTGTAAAAGTTGGCGACGTCGATCACGGCAACTTGATCCAGGTACTGCACGAGCTGGCGCACTTTATCCAGTTTACCTTATATAAAAGAGATCGCCGCCGTTGGTCTTACATGCGCAAGTCGCACGGGGAGGGGTTTCGCACGCTGTACTCTAAGATGCGTGACAAGTTCTGCAACGACCCTGACGTGCGTACAAAGTTTATCGCTCTTATGCTGCCTGAGCTTGAATATGTATAGCTCCACGCTTGCAGAATACATGTACCAGATACTATTTAACAGGAGGAAGACTAATGGACTTTTTAGATAAAACACTTGGCAAATTAATTCAGCCGCCAAAAGACCCATACGGCCATGAAGCTAAACGGCGTCGCATCGACAACAAATATTATGCGCGTTGTAAGAGGCTAATGAAAAAGCACGACATCACCATGACCAGGGATTTGAGCTACTGGGATTTCAGTCAACCAGTTGGAACGTGTGGCCTCAATGAAAATGTAGACTGTTGGAGTAACGCATACGTGTGGCTTTGCGCCCGGTTGCTTGAGCTCGGTCTAGAGCCCGTCGATCACTCAATAGAAGAAGATAAGAGAAAGGTTAACCAATGAAACACATTATTGATTACGACCACATGTGCAGAGTTTGTGAGGGCAAGCAGCGCATATATAGATATGAGTACTCGCCAACCACCGGCAAGGAAGTTTTGGTGGGTGAAGACTGCCACGCGTGCGTCGGCGGTTACCGTGCAATTTTCATAGGCGCAAGGAAATGAACCAGGCGAAATCTAGAAAAGTTGTTGACATATCGACGGGCGCAGTCCTTTTTAATGGAACCTGGGCTCAGTGCGTCAACTACTGCATTCATAATAAGCTAGGCAAATATTATGAGTATGGTTGGCTCAATCATGTCGTAGATACGAACGGCAAATATGAGATAAGGGAGGCAAAGCAATGAGGGTAGGGGCGTTTATTTATGGTGCGGCCAAGGACCAGCAAAAGTTGCAACGCAAGGGAATTCGCACCGCACTGAAGAGCAAGGCAACGCAGATCGATTGGTTTGTCGAGGAGGCCAAGGATCAAAAGCGAGACGCGGAGGATCGCCCGGAGCTGCAACGCGCAGCCAGGTTCTGCCGGACCAAGGACGCGACGTTTGCGTTAGCCAGCCTAAAGGGTCCATTTAAATATAATTGGCAAGCGTTGACGTGGCTTAAACACCAGGTGGAGATGTACGACTTAAATGTTATTGTGGCGGACGACCCCAAGATTTCATCAGGGTCACTGCACGTCTTATCGGCAGCCGCCGACGAGCAACGCAACCGCATAGCCGCCAAAAGCAAGGCCGCCCTGGACGACATAAAGCGAAAGCTGGCCGGGAATAAGGCCCACGTCACCAAGAAGGGGCGCAAGGTGGAAGCCCTGGGAATGCACGCCAAAACTGAGGAGGCCGGAAGGCTCGGCAACAAAGCCCAGGCGGCCCTGGCGGCGGAGCGCGACGCGGAGGTGTGGCCGGTAATAGAAATGTATTTGGACCTGGGCATGGGTTACACCGCAATCGCCCGGCATTTAAATGAAACTAAAGTAGCCACCCCGGCCGTCAGGCGTCGGGAAGCGAGAGACACGTTAGGCATTTGGTACGCCTCAACCGTGCAAAACATCGTGCTTCGGCAAAGGAGGAAAAGATGAAACCTAATTACCATAAACACTTTTTGTATGGCGATATGGCATACACCTATATTTACCTAGCGATTGGAGGGTCAAATGTCCAAGCATGATGCAAAAATTGACTTTATAGAGGCGCACGAAACGCAGTTGGCTGATAATGATAAAATACCGCATTACCCAACGGACGGTAATGATCTGCGCGACTTCCGAGAGAGCCTCATCCAACGCTTTATACAGACGCAGATTAAACTTGAGCACCAGATATATTTAGATAAGAAAAAATGGTCCGAGAATAATGAAATCGCACGTTGGACTTTCGCAACGCCAAACCGTCAAATGCTTTTTTGGATGTTTGCCCTGGATGACATAGGCGAGGGGTTTACTGTCTCTGACGCCGCCGATTATCTCCAGCGCGATAGAGCAAGTGTCAGCAAAGATTTGTCGGAGCTTCACGGTTTTAAGTATATTCTACGAAATACAAAAGAGGGCTACCAGCGGTATTATTTGCCGTCGCAACGGCTTTTAAATGATGCCGCCTGGTACTCAAATTACTACGTAGACTTAACTATAAGCTTAACTGAGGACAAAAACCGTGGCGCATTTTTTGAGTATAGATCAGCCGAAAGAGACTACTTTAGAACGCAAAAAAAAGCGTGACACTGTGCAACAAAAAATATGTGTACACGTCACATTGTTTTATAATTTTCCTATGCTAACCTTAGAGACAGTTAGCAGAAAGTAAGCAGACACGAGGCAGTCAGAAGAAAGATGCGACGCAAGAAACTAGCAATCAACCCGACGGTCAGTAAGATGGCGATAGGGATACTAAAATTTCGGAGGCGGTTGGAAGTACCGATGTGGCACAAGGATCACCTCCGAAAGGTTGCGAATATGTTTCGTGAGTACGCAGACAGAATTGAGGCTGTCGCAAACTCAAACGAGATGCGAGCCGTCGACCAAACTACGGCGGCGCAACAATTGCTCTTGAGTTTAAATAGTGATCTGCAACGCATGACGCCGACGGATCCCCGGGAACGGGGTGAGGAGCGTGGGGGATACAATCACGGCTTCGGCCGTGGGTATCTGAATACTAACGGCTTTGACGAGCTGTTAGCACGCGACGACATGAACGACTAAACGAGTATCTGGTACTCCAAGATTAGTATCTGGTACTCCAAAAAAAGGGAAACTAAACAATGTTGAGCGCAGTAGAGCGATTATCAAAAAAATATCAAGGCGTTAGCCGAGACAATGCAACCCGGGCCCGTAAATGGTTTTCGCATAATATATATTATTTGTATATGTTCAGTAGGTCTGTTTTTGTTAGGCAGCCTGACCAGACAGAACAGACTAAACAGAAAAACCTAAATAATCAGTTTAAACTTTACAAAGAAATAGCCGGCGATTTTATCGGAGCCATCTCCCTGTTTGCCCTTTTATTTTTGGGACTTTTCGTAGTGGGGGTATATCAATGATCATCCGCGACGTAAAGTTTAAATCTAATTCTGAAAATGAAACGCTAAAGCAAGACTTTGAAGAGAACCTGGTCGAGCTTGCCGAGAACCTGGCTATTTGCCACGCGGAGATCCGCAAGTGGAAGGCATTCGAGCATTCGGCATCCCAAGCTCTATCGGAGGGAATGCGGCTTTGTGAGATAGCTCAGTTGACCACAGACGATCACGTTTTCACTTTAACTACTGAAGGTGTGAGCGTCATTTATGAAAAGGGGCCAGTCCATTGAAGTACCCCATGAGCCCACCGCAAAAAGAAATTTATGATTTTATTGTGGAATTCTACAAGGAACACCCAGACCGTTACCCATCACTCGCGGCCATGTGTACGGGCATGGTCGGCGAGAGGCGGATTTGCAAACAGCGATCCAGCCGGGAAACGCCGCGTCGTTTGGTAAAGCAATTAATTGACAAGGGTTGGTTAGAAGAAAAGTTTTACAGAAATGTGGCGTACTGGGTGCCCGTCGTGAAGCAGTCAACGCACGAACCGGCGAATGTGCCGTTTCAAGACTGGCACCCGAGCTAGGGATCGACAGCTATGGTTAAATTAGTTGACGCCTTCACTGAGGTGTACGGCCGAGCTCCGACTATGAAGGAGCTGGATGATCTTTACGCGTTACAAAAAGACACGCATGAAGTGAGCCGCATAAAAAAACGAGTTGATAAACGGGCGGAGCTGGAGGCTGCTTTGCCCAAATCAAAAATTAACAAAAGGGTTATGTCGCACAACGTGCCAAAGACCGGCAAGATTATTAATCGCATGCTTCTCAAGGACGTGAGCGTCAGGGACATAGCATTTTATTTAGACCTTACCGACAGCAACGTCCGGGCGTGTATTGCCACGCATAACCTTCCACGAAAATTAAAAAAATAGAGGCAGCAAAAATGTTAGTTTATTATACGGCGCTCGTTCTTGGCTACACGCTTAACGACGAGAAACTATCTGCAACGTTTTGGATGAGATCATACAATCAATGCCTGGAGGCAATGACCCACCTGGAGGATATGTATGATTATTTGGCCGACTACGTTGTAGAGGATAATCGGATGTTTATGTGGTGCGAAAAATCAGACGTACCCAGCAATACAATAACTAAACCAAGGATGAGGCCAAACAGCTAAAGGAGTAAAAAAATGGAATGGCGAATAGATAAAGAAAACGAATTATTAATTTTGGATGGGGATTACAGAATAGATTTTGATCGTCTGCAAGAGGGTGATTGGTTCAAACATTTAGCAGAAAAACGATGGGTTGATATGGATGAACTATTCAGCGCTTTTGTCAGCGCATTTAGAGCGGCAGAGTTACCCTTAACTAAAGACTTCTTTGCTAAATTTAAACTGGCGTATCTGCGAAATGTTGACGATAAATTTTACGATTTAATACTGAACTTACGTTACGCAAACGATGAGCGGATACTTTTTAGAAAAGTCAGCGAGTTAAAATCAGAACAAGAATTAATAGAAGAAATCGTCGCCTAAACGATAGACAAGGCGAGCTCTAAGGTTTCTTTGTTTCGCCTTGTCCAACCCTTCCCGTAGTGCTGGAAGTCATCCAAACCCTCATAAAACTTCTGGCGGCCATAATAGTAATTATCCAAAACTTCTTTCGGATCACGATCATGCACGGCGGCAATAGTCATTTTACCAATAGCCCCGTCCACAGTAAGCCCACCAGTAGCCTTTTGCAGTATTTTGGCAGCTCTACTCGGCCCGGCGTTTACACACATGTCAGCGGTGCTTATATCGACGCCTCCCGGCAAGTTGTCAGCCTTAACTACGTCCCAATAATTTTTCTTGTACAAGGGCTTCACGTCTTCCTCAGTCAAAGCCTTCATAACTTCAATTGGGGCTGGCTTCCCGGTATACTCTGCCCACGTATAGGCAGTCACTCCCA